CCGCCCCCAAACCCCTGTCCGGCGCGAGGTCAAAGCCCTCGCCGCCGGTCCTGGCCAAAGGCGCCCCGGTTTGGGACGCCTACGCCCACGCCTATCAGGACCGCTACGGCGTCGCGCCAGTCCGAAACGCGAAAGTCAACACGCTGCTCGCACAGCTCGTCGACAAGCTCGGCGCGCAGGAAGCCCCTGCAGTGGCGGCATGGTACGTGAGCCACAACCGCGCGCAGTACGTCGCCGCCAAACACGCGGTGCCGCTGCTGCTCCGAGATGCCGAGGGGCTGCGCACGGATTGGGCCACCCGCCACCAGACGACCGAGCACGAAGCGCGCGAAGCCGATAAACTCTCAGCGCGCGGCACGATGTGGACGGATCTCATCGAGGAATCCAAGAATGCCAAACCCAAGCCCTGAATTGCTGCAGGCGATCGCCGTCACGGCCGAGCTGACGAACACGGAGTTCTCCGCACCGGCTGCCCGTGCCATGGCCGAGGAACTCGCCACTTACCCTGAGCATCAGGTCATGGGCGCACTGCGTCGCTGCCGGCGGGAACTGACCGGCCGCCTCTCGCTGCCGGCGGTGCTCGAGCGTCTACCGAGCGGCCATCCGGGCCCCGAGGAGGCCTGGGCAATGGTCGCGCACGCATTGGGCGACGAACGCATGACCGTAATCGTGACCGAACCGATGCGGCGCGCTTTTTTCGCCGCGGATCAATTAGCTAGCGACCCAATTGCGGCGCGTATGGCGTTCCTCGAGGTCTACCGGCGCGAGAGCGCGCAGCACCCAGGACTACCGGTGTGGAATGCGATCTTGGGCTTCGACAAAGCCGCCAGGGAAAGCGCACTACTCGCTGCCGTCGCCGCTGGGCGACTGAAAACCTCGGACGCGTTGGTCCTGCTACCGGCCGAAGCTGATCAAGGGCGGCTCGAATTGCAAACTGGTCCAGCACTTGCCCTTGACAGCGGCAGGGCGAATCGCTAGGTTGGCGCGTGTCGACATCCCATCCGACCAGACACGGAGGTCCCCCATGGTCCGAAACCAACCCGTCAAGCAAACCGGCACCGGCGGCTCGAGCGCCGCGGCGAAGACCTCGACCGGCAGCGGCGCGCGCCCTAAAGGCGGCAAATACCCGACGCCAAGTTCGAACCCGGCGAACGCCCAGCGGCTGCGCGGCAAGTGAAATCTCGCATCGGCAAGCCTGCTGATTTCAACCCACAGGCGCAGAAAGTCGGCAATGCCACACCAGCCGGCGGCAGCAAGCCCACGCCGCAAGCGCATCTGCCAGGTCCCGGGAAACTCTCAGGATCGGCGCCCAAAAGTTCGCACAAACTACGCGGCTAGGTTTGTCTCAAATGGCGGCTGATGGTCGCGGTGCTCCACTTGGGAATCGCAACGCAGCCAAAGGCTCCGTTTGGCGTAACGCCATCAATCGCGCGCTCGAACATCGTAGCCGCGCAAAGCAAGTCGCCGCACTCGATGAGATCGCAGAGAAACTGCTCGCAGCATGCGATGCAGGCGATGTGAGTGCGCTAAGAGAACTCGGTGATCGTCTGGATGGCAAGCCCGCGCAAGCGGTGATCTTGCACGGCGATGCTGACGAGCCGCCGATCAACATGCGTGCAACTGTGGAGCTTATCCATGCACGTCCAGTGTCAGATACCGGCGGCACTTGAGTTCCTCTTCCACCCAGCGCGCTACAAGGTCGCCTACGGCGGCCGTGGCGGCTCGAAGTCTTGGGGCTTTGCTCGTGCGCTCCTGATCCGCGCCTGGCAAGATCCGCTGCGCATCCTCTGCGCGCGGGAGTTTCAGAACTCGATCAAAGAGTCAGTTCATATGCTGCTGAGCGACCAGATCAAGGCGCTCGGTATGCAAGCGTCATTCGATGTGCAACAGAATTCCATCCGAGGTCACAATGGCTCGCAGTTCGGCTTTGAGGGCTTGCGCTACAACGCCGACAAGATCAAGTCCTACGAGGGCACCGATCTGTGTTGGATCGAAGAAGCGAATCGAGTCAGCAAAGCCAGCTGGGAGGTGCTGATCCCCACGATCCGCAAGGATGATAGCGAGATTTGGGTCACCTTCAATCCAGAACTCGAGACAGACGAGGCCTACAAGCGCTTCGTGAAGAATCCACCGCCGAATGCAGTCGTGCGCAAGGTAGGCTGGCGCGACAATCCGTGGTTCCCGGACGTACTCCGCGAGGAAATGCAGACGCTCAAAGAGCGCGACGAAGATGCATACCTGAACATCTGGGAGGGCAACTGCCGCGTCACGCTCGAGGGCGCGGTGTATGCCAATGAGCTACGCGCAGCGCAGGCCGAAGGGCGCATCCTGCGCGTGCCTTACGACCTGCGTTTCCCGGTGCACACGTTCTGGGATCTCGGGTTCAGCGATCGCACGAGCATTTGGTTCGCGCAGAAGGTCGGCTTCGACTATCAGCTCATCGACTTCTACCAGAACCGATTGCAGCGGCTCCCGCACTATCTCAAGGTGCTACAGGATCGTGGTTACGTCTACGGTGTACATCACCTGCCGCACGATGCTGAGCACGGCTCGGTCGCAGCGCCCAGTATCCGCAGCCAAGTCGAAGCGACTGGCTACAAAGTCAAGGTGATTCAGCGAATCGAGAAGATCGAGTTGGGCATCGGCGCGGTGCGCAACATCTTCAACCGACTCTACTTCGACGAGAGCAAGTGCGATGAAGGCCTGCAGGATCTGCGTCACTACACCTACGACGTGGACGAATACGGGCAATGGTCGAAGACCCCGAAGCATGACGAGCACTGCCACGCGGCAGATGCGCTGCGCACGCTCGGCGAGACGATCGGATTGCCGGATCGCCAGCCAGAGAAGCAAGTGATCGAGCTGGTGAACTATACCAAGGACGAAGCGTCCGCAGCATGGATGGCTTAGAGATGCCACGAGGCAAGAACTTCAACGGCGATGCCCCGAGTTTCATCGGCGGCGATGGCATCTCCGCGCAGACCAAGCGCCGGCTGATGCAGGATGCTGGCTTCACCCGCGAGGACTTCGCACCAACGCCACCGGCCGTACTCGTGAAACCCGAGCCGCTCGGCGGCGATCCTACGCGCAAGGTCACGCAGCGTGAATACGACGAGATGCTCAAGGAGCAGAAGGCGAAGCAGCAGAAGCGATACTTGCAGTACAAGCAGCGCAGCAAGCGCTAGGAGGTCGGTATGCCAAAGGGCACCAAGGTTCATCGATGCGTGACCAGCGTCAAACGCTCGAGTAGCGGCGTGAATCCTTACGCCGTCTGCCAGGCCGCGACTGGCCAGAGCTATGCAACCGGCAAGTCGATCAAGAAGGCGCCGAAGAAGAAGTGACGCTCGGCGAGAAACAACGCGTCTTCACTCGCAACGTCGCGCACCTCATTGCATGGGCCTACGACAATGGATACGAGCTGACCTTCTCTGATGCATATCGGTCTCCGCAGCAAGCGGCAGCGAACGCGGCGCAGGGCGTCGGGATCGCGCAAAGCCTGCATATGCTGCGCCTGGCCGTGGACCTGAACCTTTTCAAGGACGGGGTGTGGATCAAGGAAAGCGAGGCGCACCGACCGCTTGGCGAATTCTGGAAGGGCCTGAACCCGGAGAACTGCTGGGGCGGGGACTTCTCGAAGCCGGACGGAAACCACTACAGCATGACCCATGCTGGTGTGAAGTGAGTGAAAGGAGAGCAACATGAGTAAGACCATCATCCTGGCCATCGTCAATCTCGTAGTCGCCGCGCTCGTTCTGATCGGTGTCAACGTCTCGCCCGAGATGCAGCAGACGCTCGTCGACAACGCCTCAACCATTCTCGTGGCTTGGGGCGGCATCAACGGCGTGTTGCAGTGGATCCTGCGCGCCGTTACCGAAAGCCCGCTCGCTGCGTGGTGGGGCAAGAAATCAGCGGGGCTCAAATGATGACCAGCTATTTGAAACACGAGCATCGCCTCGTCCTTTTGGCCACTGTGCTGGCGCTGTTCGTCGTGCTGGCGCTGTCAGCGTGCGCGATCAGTCCGGAGGCCAAGCTCAAGCATGGGTATGAGACTATCTCCACTGCGGCGCGCACCACGACGATCCTGCTCGATCGCAAGGTGATCGGATCGGCGGAAGCCGAACGCGTGCTGGTGCTGAGTCAGACCGGCAAGGCTGCGCTGGATGACGGCACAGCGAAGCTCAAGGTTTGCCGCGCTCGGCAGCAAAGCGATCCAACGCTCAAGTGCGATGCCGCGTTCAGCACGATCAACCTCGGCTCAGGCGTATTGCTCGAACTCGAGGCCTACCTCGAAGGTCTGGAAGGAGCGACCAAATGAGCCTCGGTATCGAACTATTGGGACTAGTGAAGGCAGCCAACACGGGCCTTCTGCTGTGGGACGCGGTGGGCCCACTGGTCGAGCGCTTCCTCGAGAGTGGGCAGGATGCAACGCCGGAGGAAGTCGATGCCGTCGCATCCCAGGCTGGCTTAGACATCGATGGTCTCAAAGCAGCAGTGGCTCGCGCCAAGGCCGAAGGGCGGTAATCATGGCTCGAACGATCCCGCTATCATGGATCGGCGAATACTTGGAGGGAGTCAGTTCACGGGGCAAACAACTGCTGAATGACCCGGCACAATTCGTTTCAGAGGCGGTGTTGGATGTGGTCCCAACCGAATTAGAGCGTCAAGAATGGGTGCGAGCTGGTAGACCACGCTCTGGCCCTTATTGGGACAAGCTGCTCGGATTCGCGTTCGCGGGGATGGCAACGCCTAAGCGATTTTCCAAAGCAAAGCCACCAGCCTTTGTTAAGGAAGGCGGCAAAATAACGCCATCAATGGCAGCCGGCGTTGAAAGCAAATTGCGGGCGAGAATTCCAAAGGAATGGCGAGACTGGAAATATGCGGATGAGTTCGTGGATGTTACGCCGCCTAAACCGGCGCCCGGGAAAGTCGATCCAATTGCTCAGAAAGCTTACGATGAAGCAATCCGGCGAGCTTGGGAACGTATAGCTTTAGAGCCGTTGCCTAACCCTTGGGCAACTACTTCTTTAGGCGATCTAATCGAAGCGCAGCGTCGCACAAACCGATGATAGCGCCCATTACAGTGCGCTTCTGCGAGACCGAGCGCTATGATCCGTTGCTCGACGCCGAGGTTGTGTGCCTGATGGCAGTTACCAACATCGGCACTTGGCACACGGAGGTACAGCTCGGCCGCGCTTCGCAACTGCGAAGCAAGCGCGATACATTCAAGAACCATGTCATGAAGGCGATCGCCTCCGGTGACCAACCGCAGGAGATCGCGCTTGGCTGAATACGCGACCACGGATCGCGCAGGCGATGAATCCGAGACAAGCGCGAGTTCGACTCGCGATCTTGACGCGTTCCTCCGAGAAGTGGTTAAGCGATTCTCTCGGGTGGATAGTGCCGAGTCGGTCAACCGTCAAAGGGCGCTCGAAGACCTCCGTTTCAAGGCCGGCGATCAGTGGCCGGAGAACATCCGTGCCACGCGCACCATCGAGCGACGGCCCTGTCTGACGATCAACAAGATGAAGACGTTCGTGCATCAGATCACGAACGATCAACGCCAAAACCGTCCAGCCATCAACGTCAGTCCCGTCGGCGATCGCGCCGATCCCGAGACCGCCAAGATGCTGCGCGGATTGATCCGCCAGATCGAGCGGCAAAGCAATGCAGATATCGCTTACGACACGGCATTCGACTCGTCCGTGTCCTGTGGCTGGGGTTATTGGCGCATCCTGACCGAATATGAGAGCGAGGATAGTTTCGATCAAGTACTGCGCATCGGTCGGATCCGCAACACATTCCGTGTCTATCTCGATCCGGATGCGCAAGAACCATCGGGTTCCGATGCCGAATGGGGATTCATCACCGACATGATCCCCAAGGCCGAGTTCAAAGAGACCTGGCCGAGCGCGAACCTGGAAGCGTGGGAGCAAAGTGCGCAAGGCGACGAGTACAAGCTCTGGAGTACGGACACGCACATCCGCATCGCCGAGTATTTCTATTTCGAGACCGAAATGCGCCAATTGCTCGCGTTGCGCAACGGCCATATCGGTTTCAAGGAAGACCTGGCGCCCGATCTGTTGGCGCAAGTGCAGGCCGATCCAAAGTTCGTTGTCAAGGAACGCGAGGTCGCGCGCCAGAAAGTTCGCTGGTGCAAACTGACTTCCAAACAGATCCTCGAGGAATCAGATTGGCCTGGTCGCTGCATTCCCATTATCCGCGTCATCGGGGACGAGATCGACATCGAGGGTAAGGTCAATTACGCAGGACTGATCCGGGACGCCAAGGATCCCCAGCGCATGTACAACTTCTGGTGCACGAGCGAGACCGAGCTGATCGCGCTCGCGCCGAAAGCACCTTGGTTGATGGAAGAAGGCCAGATCGAAGGCCATGAGCAACGCTGGAAGGAAGCGAACAACAAGAGTCTTCCGTACTTGTTGTACAAGGGCGTGAATCTCGCCGGCAAACCAGCGCCACCTCCGCAGCGCCAGCAATTCGCGGGACCGCCAGCGGGCGTCATTCAAGCCAAGATGGGCGCCGCGCAGGATATGCAGGCCACGACCGGCATCCGGTTCGATGCCACACTCCAGGAGAGGATGTATGACGAATCCGGGCGCGCCCTGCGCGAACTCAAGCGCGTCTCCGATATTGGCAGCTTCCATTACGTCGACAATCTCGCGCGCAGTCTACGCTACTGCGGCGAGCAACTCATTGATCTCATCCCGAAGGTTTACGACACCAAGCGCATTCTCACCATCCTGCGCGAGGACGATTCCGAAGAACGCATCGCCATCGACCCAACGCTAGAGACCTCGCACAGCCAGACTCAGGCGCCTGATGGCCGCGTGCAGCGGCTCTTCAATCCCAAACTCGGCAAGTACGACGTCGCGATCACGATCGGACCGAACTTCGCAACCAAGCGGGCTGAGGCAGCCGACAGCATGCTCGGCTTCATGAAGGCCGTTCCGCAGTCGGCCGGCTTGATCGGGGATCTGATCGCGAAGAACATGGACTGGCCTGGCGCGGAGGAGATTTCCACGCGCCTGACTTCCATGCTGCCGCCGAACCTGCTCGACAAGAGCATGGATAACCTGCCGCCGGAGGCGCGCGGCATCGTCAACAACTTGACGCAGCAACTGCAACAACTCAAGCAGGAACGCGACCAAGCCGTATCCCTGCTCGGGGATCAAGACAAAGACCGGGCGATCGACCGGGAGGCGCTGGCGAACGATCGCGTCAAGATGCAGCAGGACTATGAAGCCAAGATGGCCAAGGTCATCGCGGACTTCGAGGGCAAGATGGCCACGATCGAAGCCAAGCTTGGCGAACCGGCAGCCACCGACAAGGCAGAGCAGGACCTGCGCATCGCGCTCGATAAGATCGATGCCAACTTTCAGGCCACGCTCGCGAAGATCGCCAGCGACTATGACGTCAAGATCGCGCAGCTCGAAGCGAAGAGTGAACTCGATCAGCAATCGATCAANACACCTCGCGAACAAGCCGATTCGTTACGCATTGATCGCATCGATCAGCGCATAGCCGAACTCGCTGCTGAGATGAAAGGCATGATGGAAATGGAAATCCACTTCGACCGTGATCCGGAGACTCGGCGCATCACTAAGGCACGGCGCGTGCGCAAGGAGCAACGGCCATGACTGAGACCCGACTCCCGCCCGCCGAATCGACTGGTGGCGGCGTGATCGGCGATCCGCCGCCGAATCAAATCTGGTGCCCGGAATGCGGCATGTGGGATGATCACGAGCACGATCACTCTAAGGAGAACGACTGATGGCTGTCTTCATCTCGAACAATGCGGCCAGTAGCGGTGTCGCTGCCATCGGCGCGCGCTTGAACAGCGGGACCTTGGACTTGTACGCCGGGAGCTCGCAGCCTGCGGATGCCAACACCGACACGACCGCATCGCACTACATCCTAGCGGCGTTGCCGTTTTCCACTGTTGCCGGCGTGGCGGCCTCCAGCACTTGGACTGCCGCGACTACCGGCGTGCTGTCGACAACTGCCGCGATCAGCACCGGGATTGCGCTGTTCTATCGCGCATACTCCTCGACGGGCACGGTCGTGATCGACGGTTCCGTGAGCAGTGGTGTGGCATCCGATCTAAACTTCAACACCAACAACATCGTGCAAGGCGTGAGCGTGACAGTAACTTCCTACTCATTGGTCCTACCGGAGCATGCTTGATGCAGATGATCGCGTGGACCTGAGAAGACCATGCCTATTTTTTCTACAGTGATCGAGCAAGACGCGCATACCCAAGCTGATGGCTCACGCTACACGCGCGAACTCCATACAGATCACGTCGGGAAGCAGCACCGATTCGAGTACCTGATTCGCGGTGCGATGGACAAGGATGCTATCGCTGCTGCGCGGGCAGTGCGCCTAGAGGAGGAGATGCCTGAGCGGGAAGTAGATCAGGTGCTCGCTATCGATACCGCTCCAACTCTCAACTGGCAGACCGGAGCGCAGTTTCTAGCTCGCCTGCGTGAACGCTACCGAGATGCTACTCGCGAGGATGTCGCGCGCATCGCCCAATGGCTCATCAATCGCCTAGATGCTGGCGATGTGACGGTCACTCAACTGCGCAACGCTTTCGGACTCACTCCTGCTCAATGGGATACGCTGGAGACGAAGATGCGCAATCTGAAGTCAGCCATGGGCGGCGTGGACGCGGCAAAGGGGCAATGAAGTGGCTGATATCTATCTACGCTCGACCGACGGAAGCGATGCAGACAGCGGTCCGACCTGGGCATTAGCCAAGGCGACCATCGCAGGTGTCGAAGCAATCGATGTTGCCGGTGATCGCATCTTCATCTCGCAGGTTCACGCCGAGAGTACGGCTGCTGCTATCACGATTGACATAGCAGGGACGCTAGCTTCTCCTAGCCAAGTGTTGTGTGCTAATGATGGAGCAGAGCCTCCGACTGCCTTAGCAACCACTGGAACAATTACAACCACTGGCACCAGTGCTATCACAATCACCGGTACATTCTACTGGTATGGCACGGCGCTATTGTGTGGTAGCGGAGCGGTCAATCTAACCCTGGCTATTGGTGAAGGAACAAGTTCTCATCAGGTATATGAAGACAGTTTGTTCCATATGGTAGCTACTGGCGCTACTGGTGTAATAAGGCTCGGCTCCACTACAACTGCTGGAGAAACCTCAATCGAATGTAGAAATTGCACTTTCCGCTTTTCTAATACTACGCACGGTTTAAGGCTTGTGAATGCAAAAGGGTTAATTCGTGGTGGTGGATTGCACGCATCAGGCTCTGCTATCACGACCTTAATTAAGAACCTGTCGGGAAATAGCGGGGATCAATGGGTTGTCCAAGGGTTTGATGCATCGTCTGGTGCGGCTAGCATGAATCTCCTTCTATCGGGTGCAGATAATGCTGGCACTATGATCCTACGTGATTGTAAATTACCAGCTAGTTGGAGCGGATCACTACTAGGGGGTGCTCCTCTTCACATGGGCTTCCGAGCAGAGATGTACAACTGCGATTCAGCGGATACGAATTACAGGCTTTGGATAGAGGACTACAGCGGCAGCATCAAGCATGAGACCACTCTGGTCAAGACTGGTGGGGCGAGCGATGGCACAACGCCACTGTCGTGGAAGATGGCAACGGGAGCTGATGCAGAATATCCGACGATCATCCTCAAGTCCGGTGAGATCGTAAGGTGGAACGAAACCACCGGCTCTGCGATCACGGTGACTGTAGACATCCTGCACGATAGCGTAACCAACCTCAAGGACAACGAAATCTGGCTGGAGGTGATGTATCTTGGCACGAGCGGAGTGCCGCTAGGTGCATTCGTGGATGATGCAGTGGCCGATGTACTCGCAGCTGCGGCGGATCAGGCTGCGAGTAGTGCAACTTGGACTACTACCGGCATGGCCAATCCGAACAAGCAAAAGCTGGAAGTCACATTCACTCCGCAGGAGAAGGGATTCATTCACGCCGTGGTACACATGGCGAAAGCAAGCTATACCGTCTACGTAGACCCCGTGCAGCAGGTGAGCTGAAATGGCCGATCGTCATGCTCAGATCCCTGGCGGCGCGTATCTCAACGATGTTGAGGAGGCAACGCTCTACCAGCGCCAGATTCCCGGCTATCCCTACGTCAACGACACGCAGCAAAGCGCGGGATCTAGCGGAGGCGGTTTCGATACTCTCCAACGGACTACCGAAGCTGGAGGCGGGCGCATCGGTGCGCAGGGTGGTGGCCTCCAAGGCCTGCAAGCGATCGCTGCTTCTGGTGGTGGAACGATCCGCGTCAATGCGACCGGTGGTGGTGCGCAGATCCTGCAAGCCGTTTGGCGGCCGGCGGCGGGCGAGTGGGTCTGC